GCCGACCCTACCGTTGTGGTATCTGTCAAGTTAATAGTGACATCACCACCTGACCCATTATCAATGTTGTAAGGCACTCCGTCAAGAATGACACTACACGCCTTGATTGTAACTTGATGGTTGCTACCACTTACAAAACCGGGTAGTAGATTAGGAGAGTTTCTATCCCCGCTTCCATACGCTGTATCATGAGGGTTGAGGACACCGTTACCGTGTAGACCTTCGTAAATGTTAGTCAATGAAGGTGATATGATGTGGTCACCGTCTCTTAGTCCATCATGTGTTCCCGCTGTATGTCCTGATATTGGGTTTTGTGGCATTTTATCTCACCTCAATTAGTATCTGTATTCGTATCTCGTTTGATGTTGTTTTATTAAACGATGCGATTGTATGACGAGCGATAGGTAGAGTGCTAAGCGCCCCTCTAAATTGTATGAAAACCTCTTGTAGATTTTCATTGAATGATTCTGTGGCTGGTAAAAACCCTTCAACCAAAAGAGAAGAGTCTGTGATAATTCGTGTGGTGGGGTTGATAATTTTAGCAGGTCTACCAGCAGCACCATCGCTTTTTGTAGCGGGGCTACCGTCAAAACCAACAACCATTTCATTGATGTTGTTTGCGATAGTGTCAATGAGTAGTCTTCTTACATGATTTGATATTGGCATTCAATCACCCCTCGTTGTTATTTTCAATGTTTTACTACCACCGACTGTTTCACCAGTTGCAGCACCGACCACACCTCGACCCATGCCTCTCCCTATGATGAAACCATCGCCCGGTAAACCGTGTCCTGTAACATGCGTCATGACCACTGAGACTATTTCTACATCACCAAATAAAGCCATATTCTTCTCTACTAATTGTTGTATAATGTCTTCTTGTTCTCCTGTATTCTTAGTGCCTTCAAGAATACCTTGTAGAACACCCTCTACCCCGGTTTCTACACTGAGGAATACAAGGTCGGCTGTGTTTTGTGCAAGTCTATGTCTCACTTCAATGAGAATCTTACGCTCACCATTGTATTCAATAATCATACCCGGCCTCAAATCCCAACTGTTAGGGTGACCTGCACTCGTAAGATTACCAAGCATAACCGAGTTGGCTTTGAGTATGTTACGCCCTACTTCTCTTGCTTGCTCGTTACTACGAACAGTGAAATCTCCTACAACTTGTGGCTCTTCTAATACATCACCAGTAGTTTGTTTCTCCGAATTGTTTACTTCGGCAAAGGCTGTATCATTTACCGCCGTAGGTAAACCTTCTACAATTACTCTGTTAGAAATGTTCTCAATCGGATTTGACACAGTTGGCCCAGTCCGGGCATTATGGTCTATGAAGCGACTGCCTTCTTCAAACTGGAAAGGAACATACAGAAGATTACCGAACCTATCAAAATGAACTACTCTACCATCGTGTCTACTGATAAATCGTAAAGCGTCTATTAAAGTGATACCGTGGAAATCAGAAGCGAGGAAAGAATGACTATGCCTTCTCCTGTCTACCTCTGAGTTACTTGCACTCATTGGTAGTGCTATGTTCACTGATGTCAAAGAGTCAGCAATATCTCTACTCAAACGAATAGCCAAATCCGTAGTTCTTAAACCAGCATCAATCGGATGTCCTATGTGTGCCTGAGTTGAGGTAAAACCAAGTTGCTCAAACGATTTTGACTTTGTATTCTTTACAGCAAAAGTAGTTCCAACACCACTACCGATTACAGATGAAGGGCGCAGTCTTTCGTATGTAGCGTCTTTACCATACAGTAAGACTGGTTTATTTTTATCAGCATCGTTTGTGATTGCCGACCCCATATAAACAATAGAACCTTGATAATTACTCCCATGTGTTTGAGGCTGCTTTAGTATCATAGAATCTTGTAACTCTGTGATGTCGTAAGCACGACCAGTAGCAACACCATAAGTTGCAGTCTTGCGTTGTTTGATAGTAACTTTGTTTTGAGTATTACTTTGAGGTGTATACTCACCAAGATAGAGGGCGTTGTCTACAAACTTTGGTTTGCGGATAGATGTCATAACCGTTGGGTTGCTAACGCTCAATCTCTTGTCCTTTAGAAGCGGCATCATGCATCACCTGTGTGGTCTGATGTATTGAATGATACATCTTCTTTGTGTCCTTTACCGTGTAATGATTGACTAAATCTCGGTTTGACTGTGTAATCTTTACCTTGTCCAGTCCTTCTTGCAGCATCACTTCTAAAGTGCTGTAGTGTATTTTCACTGATGACTAATCTTGTTACGCTTGACTTTAGTGTAGTTTTGTCAAACCCAGTAACTTCAGTTCCGAGTAACTTCGGGCCTTTAGATGTAGGGAGTGTATCACTACTGGACTCAACGAGGTAAACTGGTTGGTATGGTGCTGAAGTATTAGGGTCTGTTGCTCTCATGTAAAGACCACTACTTGCTCTACCTGATGTTGTTTCATAACTAAACAAACCATACTTACCACCAGCAGTGGCTGTGTAAGCAGTGCTACCCACTTGCTTACTATCTTTGTGTAGGGCGAGTTGTGGTCTAAATACAGCGATATGTTGGTTGTCAAGTAACCTTATTGGTCGCACTAAGAACTTAACAGAATCATCAGTTTTGTTTGATTGTGTTGAAACTGAGTTAGTTATCTGATATGGGTTGCTTGTTTTCTCGCTACCATCCAAAGCCATACCAGTTCTACCCCAACCCGTATCGTCAAATGGACTTGCGAAACTACGAGCCTCTAAGATGTAATTACCACCCATTGATTTGAAGTTAGAAGTATGACTAAATCTCATTACACCGCCGTGAGGTTGAGTAGCAAACGATAGCGTAGTCAAGTCATAGTGACCCAGCGTTTGAGAGCCTGACTGCATACCGCCGTGTAGCACAACTCTTTGTCCTACACCTCTGTTAGTGTGTAGGCTATGCGCCTCCGAGTTAATAGCAACCATGTTAGCGTTACTACCAGTAAGTGATTCCAATGTCTCACCATCAATACCTATTCTTGGTGAAGAGCGAGAAATTGCATCCTTATGCACCGATGTTCCGCTAACTGTCTCTACTTTATCACTCACAGTGGCTTCGGGCATCAACAAACCATCTTCGTCAATTTCTAACCTGCTACTAATTCCTCTTACAATCTCAGCAGGTTGCAGTGTATCGTTTAGTGGGCGTATCAGTCCTTCTCCAAAGGTAGGCTCAGCGGTGTTTCCTGATAGCACTATACCCGCATTCTCGTATACATCGCTTATTTCGACAAGTATATCTTCGTTAAACTGAGTTGGGAATCTAACACCACGACCATTACCCATGTCACCTACACGCATAGCGTTAGTCGGAGCAAATACATCTACGAGGATAGTATCTGTGTTATTGTTACCAGTATTCTTACGACCACCGAAGCGGGGTATAGTTGATGTAGGGTTAGATAGAACATTACCTGATGCATCTACTACACCCTTGAGGTTGAAAATAGGTTTGTTGTTATTCCATATACGAGCGTAAGGAGTTCTGTGATGTGTTCTATCATATTCGTATGAATCTCCGGCATCCCATGAAGGGTTAATACCAAAACTACGAACAGGGAATCTACGAATATCTTCACCACGAGTATTACCCCACCAATCTATGATGTAATACTGTATCGCTTGGGAGTAATCTGTTAGACCTTTACCAGCAGCGTCTCCCCACCAATCTCTTACAACCGAAGATGAGTTACGAAGTGTGCGGATAGCACAACCAAATCCTCTCGTCATTCTTCGCCCCTCACTGTAACGAACTTGATGTTCATACTTGTCAGCATTCAACATACCTGCTGCTGTTGTCTGTCTTTCAATAATACCAACATAAGTTGTAGGTAGTGTCTTAGGCTCGGCAGCAGCCACTGCTGTGTCTCCTCCAGCATAAGTCCAAGTTTGCGATTCATACTCTACAAGCGGCCCAGCCCTATACCCTACTGTGAAATTACTTGCGCTGTTTTCAGCAGCATACTCTTGATATGCTCGCATGCCATAATGACCCCATTGAGGTCTATTCCACGGTTGCCTCAAACCGAATCGGTAACCGAATGGATATGTTCTTGTTGTGGATAAATCATTATCTACTACACCGTTTAATACAGCATAGTCTCCGTCATCATCTTGGTCAGTCCAGTGTCTACCACCAGCATGTGCATAACTACCGGGTAAGTGCCACGCTGCTGATGTCATAGCATATCCATCTAAACGACTTACTAATGGCCCACCACGACTACCGCAAGGCCAAAAGTTTGTCAGCATAGCACTTGGCCCACCTTGCGCTGAGAAATCACTCAAGGCTTCAATATTAGCAGCCCTATCAATTCTACCATCTCCACCCTGCACATACACTTTGTTTAATGCTGAACCAGTGGCTACTGTATCGTCAAATATCCTTGTAAACAATGTTACTTGAGTTGATAGAGGACTACCTAAAAGATTCACCCTACCAAGCACTTTACCGTCTTGAATTAGAATATCGTTTTGATTCAAAGTAGGGGTGATATTGGTTACGATTTCATTGAATGTAACTACAGTAGGTGTAGCGCCATCTTGAGCAGTAATGAATGCGTTTATTGGTATAGGAGGCACAGGTGTTTTCATCTTCAAGGCAAACGGCCCATGACTCGCTGCATAGTTTACATCGTGGTAGTGTATTGTTTCATAATGTTTAGGCATACTATTGTATGCGGCTTTGTTTACTGCTCTGTCAGCAGTATGATTGACACCATCAGTAATCCATGTTCTACTTGCATCGGAGTAGAAAGTATGAGGTCTACCCAAGTTAGGACTCCAAGCACATAGGTATGCGTCACCTAAGAATAGGCTGTTAGTGTCTCGTGTTCCTGATAGAGTCTGTCCAAGATTCTTTGTCAATACACTTTCACTATCTTTAGTAAACAAATCACTCATTGGTTTAGTTGAATATGGTTTAGTCAGAGTGAGTTTGACTCCAGTAGGAATAGTGACATTTGTATTGAAATGAATAGCGTTAGGTTGATTCATGGTTGTTGGGTCTGTTGTGCTATAATCTAAACCTTGCCTGAAAGTATAATCAAGAAATACACTTTGCCCCGAAATAGGGTCAATATATTGTAGTTTTTGTTCATAATATGGTTTTTGAGGGAATAATGAAGCATCATCAACTATAATTGTTGTTCCGTTTGTCACACCAGTTATCACTTTACAAGTTGGATTTAGGCTGACATTTTCCATAATACTGGAGTAAATGTCAGGATATGCACTTGGATAACCAGCAAGTGTAAGTTGTGCGGCGACTGCTCCATAACTCGCCCGACAGAACTCGTAGTAGTTATCAATACGATATATCGCAAGATGTCTAAACCCTACAGCAGAAGCATTAGCAGGGGTGTTTTGATGCATTATACTCCACCACGGTATGTTTGTAGTAAAGCCCGGTGTAGCGTCTTTGAATGTAATTTCAGAAGTTGTCGGGTGGTATGGGTGACCTCTACGAGTAAAGTGAGGGCTTTCACTACCCTGAACCCCAAGTGGGTTATAAAGCAGCATCGGGGGGATGTTAGTAAACTGGCTACCGTGGTCAGGGTCATGGTCAAGAATTACCTCGTTAATGAATATCTCACAACCTCTTACATCAGCCAGCGTTGCCTCCGCTAAGACCAGTGTTACACCACCTATATTCGCTGCATCTGTTAATGAAGCGTGTCGCTCTTCGTCGTATCTAATACCAATAACAAGATTCACTTGCTGACTTGTTAATCCGTCTAAAGG